AGTAGGCAGGCAATCGCCCTGGCTGTACGCCTCGCAGGTCAGCAGGTAGTACGACTGGCTTGACCGGGAATTTCACTTGCGACCGTACCGCGTGTCCTTAGTGTTTGCCCAAGCGTAGATCATTGGCAGGACTGCTGCTATCCCTGCCTTTAGCGCGTTTTCTACATTGTAGTTGCTTGTGATAAGCACGGCGGCGCTTCCAGCGACGAAAGCTTTCAACCAATCTTCGAGCATGGAGGCCAATTTCATACGTCATCCTTACGATTGTTGCGGAAATGGAGGTGGCGGTGGCGGCGGTGGTACTTGTACTACGCCATCAATGACTTCCCAGCCGATGGCGGCTGGATGTTCTGAGTCGTACTCGATGTAGTGCGCTGGGTCGTTGTTGACCCAATCGGGTGCTACGACTTCTACGTTGACTACCACGCCTCTGGTGGTGTCGGGTTCAACGATTGCTACTGTGCGTTCGCTCATGGTCACACCTGATAGGAAATCCAAATGTAGCCGCTACCGCCTGCCGCGCCACTAGTACCAGCGGTGCCACCCGCGCCTACAGTGACGGTAATACTTGCGGCCGGTGTTACCGCGCCGCCTGCAACGATGTACGCGCCGCTAGTAGCGCCGCTTCCGGCGCCGAGACCAGTATCGAAGCCGTTATTGTCCCATGCCGTAAAAAATGCGCCCGCGCCGCTGTTGGCTGGCCCAGCCGAGGAAGTCCTAACTGCGATAGAAGGACTGTTATGCGCGTTTCCGCCAGTTGCTGAAATAGTGCCGCCTGAGAACGCTACAGAGCTGGTTCCGCCTGCGCCTGCGCCGCTGGTGCCGACTCCGCCGCCGCCTGCACGAATGTGCGCGATGGCGTAGGTAACTCCAGCTGGAACAGTCCACGTACCCGAAGCAGTAAAAGCAGCTACGTTAGTCACGCTTCCAAGGTTAGCCCACGAAGTGCCATTGTAGAACTGCACCTTGTCAGTGGACTCCAAATAACACAACTGGCCTTCCGCCAAAGTCTTTTCACCAGAGCCACCAAATGCAGCGTCACGCGCTGTGGTGTCAGCGAACACTGGAACGCCAGTGCGAGCGCTCTGATTCATCTGATCGGCAGTCAGAACCTGTGCAGCCGTAAATGTTGGAACAGTTGTCTGTGCGTTAGCGCCCATGGTTACCTCATCCTAATACGTTTGTGCCATCAAGTTGACCGTACACCGGGTCATCCAAAATGAGCTGAAACACAACAGTGGTCGGGGCTGTGTAGTAGGTAATGCGATGCCCTGACGCAAAATTGATGTTGCCCTCAATGCCTTCAATGCTCAGCTCGGACGTGATAGTTGACAGTCCAGTGATGTCTTTCGTTATCGTAATCGTGTCTCCGATGTCCACGGTGGCAGCCAAAGCACGCTCAGCGTTATCCAGCAAAGCAAAGCTAGTGCTGACAGCCGTAAAGCGTGGGGCAGGCTCAGGCTCAAGCAAATAGTCAGCCAGGTCATCAATCTCGCCTTGCAAATGCAACAGGCTGTTAGTGATCGACTGCGACTGAATAAAGTACGTGGCCTGACTGGTCAAGTCCTCAGCCAATGCGTTGTTGCCATTAAGCGCCTGCACGTAAGCACGGTTCAGCACACCGTCAGCGTCAAACTCAATCTCCACGTTGTCATACGGTGTGTTCGTACCGTCATCGGCAAACGTAATGACCGAACCGCTCAGTGTGGCTCCGATACGCGGCTGAAACGTAAACACGCCAGCCCGACTCATAAACACACGCCCCTGCTCAGCCTGATTGATTTGCGTAATGTAGCCGAGCGTGTTTTGCCCGGCATTGAGCGTGTACGAGCTGGCATGGCCCAAGTCGACCGTGCCCACGTCAATAGCCGTAGTGCCCGTGTAATTGACCTCTGGCAACGCTAGAACAGTCTCAATGCGTTCTCCCGAGGTTTCCGCACTCGGGTTGAACGCAGCCATCTGCGTCTGAGCCAGCAAATAGAAATCGTCCGAGCACTGCACAGCCACCGTGTTAGGGCCAGCCAAAGCAAACTCATAGTTGTAAGCCGTGACGTAGCCAACGAACAAATACTCCGATGATCGGCTGAGCCTGACTCGACGCATAGGTGCAAGCCCGGGTTTGTCGTTGCTCGGGTCGTAATAGGGGCTGGCAGTGTCATACGGCCCAAGGATGCCTGTCTCGTCGGTCATGCGGAAGCTCATCGTCCCGGCACCGAACTGATCATCAATGTTGCGGCGGCCTCGCTTGTAGGCAACTTCGGTCACATACTCGGTGATGTCTGCGTAACCAGTTTGAGGCCCTAAGCCATACGTGGTGTTGTTGAGTACGCCTTTGGTTGCGTCATCCAACCTGAATGAGTTGTAGTCAAATCCTGTGTCAAGTTCGAGCAGGTAACTACCTGATTGGACGACGCTGGCAGCCATGGTTATGCAATCTGTACGTCAAGTGGGCCGCTGCGACGGTTGTACTGTTTCAATGCGTTTACGATGGTGTCACCTAGGCGCTCGTCGGCAATGGTGCTGTTGACGGTCACGTTGTACACAGCCTGCTTTGGCGCGTATGCCGCGTCCAGCATGGCTGGTACTTCGTAGTAGCGGCTCTTGGGGTCATACACCGAAGGGTCAAACGGTTGTACGGTCATTTGACCGCCACCGCCACCACCGCGACTACCACCGCCACCGCCACCCGATGGCGCAGGCAACGTCACCGGGGCAATGGCCGGGATGCTTGGCACTTGAATCATGCGCTCCACTCGATCAGGGCCAGCAGCCGTACCAGCAGCACCGCTAGCAGTGCCACCGCTACTGATGTTGAAGCGTGGCAGGTTGATGTCACCGAGTTCCCCAATGTTGACACCCGGCAGCAGGTTTAGTCCTTTGATGACAAGGTTTATCATGCTGACGTACGTGTTGGCGATGCTCTCAAAAATGCCGATGATGAAATTGCCCATGGTGGCAAATGCGTTCTTGACGCTGCCAGTCTTAGCGACCAGCACACCAAAGCCAGCCACCAACAGCGCCACAGCCGTCACGACCAGGCCGATTGGGTTAGCAGCCATCGCGAGGTTCAACGCCAACTGAGTCACGGTGATGACTTTCATTACTGCGTTCAATGCGAGAATTGCCCCGGCAAGGGAGCCGACCACTGCCATGACCGCTAGAACTTTGTCAGTGTTGTTTTGTACGTACACAGCGAACTTTTGCAGTACTGGGAGCAGGCGCTCGAGGATGGGCAGAAATGCTGCACCAATAGATTCCTTCGTTTCGCTAATGGTCAGCGATAGCCGTTTCATTTGACCTTCAGCGCTGTTGGCAGCCACAGCCGCTGATCCGCCGACCGTACCAGCCACGGCCGCAAACACCTCATCAAGTGACGCGCCTTCTTTGATAAGACCTCGTACTGAGGGAAGCAACATGCCAAGGGCTTTCATGTTGCCGCCGTACGCTTTGGCAAGGGCATCCGTAGCCGTGCCTACATCAACGCCAGTGGCTGCTGCGATGTCGAGGGCCAGTGTGAGGCCATCTTGTGCCGAAGTCATCTCTCCAGTTACTTGAATGAGCGAAGCTAGAGCTGGGCGTAACTCATCATCTGCGACCGCTGCAGACATCATAGTTTTTTCAATAAACGCTTCTGCCACTTTGACGTTGGCTTCACCAGCCAGCGTGTTATTCGTAATGGCCTGGGCGAGCAGGGCTTGTGCTTTTGCGTCCTCAATAGCGGCCTTGGTTGCGTCACCAATAACGACAGCCAGCCCACCAATAGCCGCAGCTGCCGGGAGGGCAGCCTTCTTGAGGGCGAACTGGGCTTTAGCGCCAGCGCCTTCAAGGTTCTTGAACTCGGCAACAGCCTTGCTAATGCCTTTGCCATCAAACTCAGAAATGATTGGGATTGTTACAGCCATTAGCGAGTCAGTCTATTAGTAGTGGCCTCATTGATTTTCTCTACCACTCGACCAAGGTTCTCATTGACCTGATCGGCATTGCGCTCGTATGAGGGCCACATCAAGCGCGATGGTGCACCGTAGAGCGATGACAACGCTGATGCCAAACGATTAGGTGCTCCACGGCCTGCCATGTCAAAGATTGTGCCTGCCGGGCTTTTCATAGTCACACTGAAAACAGCCAGGCTGTTTCCACGTCTGCGATTACTGAAACGCGCAATGATGGATTTGCTGACCGAGCTTTGTGCCCAGGGCATGAGCCTGCCGCCTTTCCAGTTGCGTGACATACCCGATAACG